CATCCCCGAGGCTTTCATTATTTGCAACTGATTGATCGTCGCCTGGATATCTCTTCCGCCTCCAGATGCCGCAGGCGTAGCGGCAAACGCTGCCGCCAACTGCGCTGGCGTCACCCCAAGCTGTTGTGCCAACTGCTGGCCGGTATTCGCATCGTAGCCATAAGCTGCTAACGGATTGGAGGTCGTATCAATCGTTGTCGGCATCAATAATACGAGTACGGAAGCGTTAATTTGGCGTTAGTCGGCGTATGAATCTGCGGATCAGCGCCCGCTTTGTTCACGCCGGCCGTCGAAATATTGCTGGAAATCGCTTGTGCGTTTGCCGCTAGTTGTTGCAACGTCGGCGTACTGGCCGTTGTCGGCATTGAATATGCCTCTGGCGCCGAATAACTCGGGCTAGTCGGATCGACTCCGTACAATTGCCCAAGCCGTTTATTGGCTGCATTCATTCTTAACTGGCGTTGAGCGTAGGCTTGCGGATCGACAGACGATTGAATATCCATCTGCGCTTGCGCACCGCTTCTGGCTGCCTGGTTAGCCAACGATTGTTGCGCCTGCATCTGCGCCGGCCCGAGCGCTTCAGTCGTCGCTAGTTGCGAATATTGCTCAATCGGCTGATCAGCAATACTCATAATTTCGCCTGCACCTGCAGCGCCCGTGGCCGCCTGAGCCGCTTCCCCAGGGCTATATGTAGTGGCCGGTTTTGAAGAACCCATAGTTTATGCCTCCGCTAACATGCCGTATGTCAAACGGCGTACGATTTTCTGAAACTGTTTCCAACGATAGATTCGCGGGCTGCCGTTTTCTGTCCGTTCGTCTCGATCCCACAAGATGATCTGTTGCCTCCCCCATCTCTCGACCAATTCCTCGCACAATTGTGCAGCCACATTCGGAGTGTCGGCCACTAGCAGATCAATCATCGCGTATCGGCCGCACGGCGAATGCACCAGCGGATCCAGGAATTGCTCAACGCTTGAAAAAAGCCGAATCAAACAAGCACCATGCGGCACTCCGAAATTATCAATTGAAAAGGTGAACGTCCCGCGGTTCCAGTAAAACGCTACTCGGTCGCACACCTCACTAAACGGCATCACGCAAAACGCTTTTTGCTGCCTCAGGACAGGAAGCAACAAACGAATTAACGTCACGTATTCTGGATCGTGATGAATCATATCGCAGTAAGCGGCATAGCTTCAAACGCAGCTACCCGCATTTGGAATACTGTCCAGTTCCCGGTCCCCGAAAACTCCAGCTGCAACTCGTTACAGATCCCTGTCCCTGATAACGAGAGCGGAAAATTGTAGAAACCAGTCTTATCCAGGTCGAACGGAAACCCCGGTATCGTTAATGTCAGCAGATAATTGTTGGTCGGAGTGTTTTTCTTGACCAATTCAATTGTCCGATCGCCCCAGACCGTGACATCCACCGGATCATCCGACTCGATAAACTGGATCTTGGCCGAATGCGGCTGGATCTGGTTAATATTGCCGCCGTACTGATACTGCTGCTGCATGTTAGCGCTGAAAGTAAACGCCCGGCTCATCAAGCTCGATAGATAAGGCGTTCGCGTCCCATCAATCGCCTGATCCCAGTATTGCCGATCGGTCGGATAAGTCACTTTGCTGATCGTCCCTTCCGTAGAACCAATTAAGAGCAACGTCTCGTCTGGGTTGGTCCGATCGCGCCCAAAATCCCTGACACTTATCGGATTGCCGCTCGCATCCGCATGACTCCAAACCCCTTGCCAGGTATTGAGTGTGACCGAATAAATCAACGTGTAATTGTTGTAAGTCGCGTTATCGAGCGGAACCGCTAATTGATAGGTATCGTTCCAATAAGTTGCTCTCGCGCACTGGATAGCCGCCCAATTAACCCGATCGATGTAGCGTTTGATCGGTTGACTAATCGCTGTCCAGACACCCATCTGGTTCGATGTCGGCATCTGGGAAAGCGCATAGACGCCGCGGCCCGTTTCACTCAGAAAATACACATCGACACCGCACTGAACAATCGTGCCGTGACAACAACAGCCGATCGTGGCGCTGGCCCGGTCGAGCTCCCAATCTACCACCGGCAAATTCGGGCCGGTTTGCGCCATCCAAGTCGAGCCGTTACGGAAGATCGCGATCTGTTGCCCCTGCCACAAACACATCCCAGTGATGAAATCGCTCTTGATCGGGTCGAGCGTCAGGGATTGCGTGGTCAGATTCCAGCTTTCAGGATCCAGAATATCCGAGATGATGATCGTGTTCTCGTAAGCGTACATCAGACGGTAAAGCGCCCAGAGCGGATACAGCGCCAGCGTGTAGGGCGCTGGCAAGACCACGTTCGTAAAGCTTCCGCCCACTACATATTTATAAAGTGGGCCGCCGGTTCGCGTTCCGCCACCAGCTGAAAAATAAAGTTTGGTATCCGAAAGCGCCGAATAAACATTTTGGCCATGCGTAAACCCAGGCCCAATTGGCGTTGGATTCACCACATTGCTGCGCGAATCGTAGGTGAACCAAGCGCCAGCATCGTTCAATAAAAACACGCCGTCACCCATATGATGGATAGAATCAAAACTGGCACTGGGCTTTTGCAGCCGGGTAACTCCCGGCCTCGGGCGGTTAAGTCCATCCAAGCTCGATAACCTGTTCTGGGCATCCGCCGTTAATGTCGGGCCAATGGCGCTGGGCGGCTGCGAATTATCGACGCCAGCAATCGGTGAACTCCCATCGATCGTCGGTTCGTCATCGAGTTGATCATTGAATTGCATCGCCTAAATCCCAAATGGATAACTGCTGGTCGCGTAGGTCCCCTGTCCGTATAGTCCGAGGTAATCGCCGCTCTCGTACACTGTCGGAATTGCTTGCTGGAACGATGCTGATTGGTTTTTTTCTACATTAACTGCCGCCTGCACATGCTGGACCGCTTTTTGTTCGCGCGCATCCGCCTTGGTCAATTGTCGCGCTCGCGTGTACAACGCGGAAAGCGTGAACTCGATCAGAGCGTCCCAGATATGACTGATCCGCGGTACGCTCATATCGTTGTCGAGGCTGTCAGGTTTAAGTTTGGCCTGGCACTGGACCGAGTACGGTATCGGTGTGCCGTCTGGATTATTCCAGATCAGAGGCGGATAAAGAACGAACTGCGAAAAGATCAATTGCGAAGCCGCTTCACCCATTCCAATCAGTTTACCGGTCGCTGAATCAGTCACGGTCAGATTACCGCCATCTTTCGACAGACTGGTAACAATCTGGTAAACGCCAGTGGTCGTGATAATCCCTGGCGTCACTGTGATACCGTCCGGTTGCAGTGTGCCGTTCAGGATGAATGATTCACTCAGAGGGTTGCCGTTAAAATCTTTGCCTTCGATATAAATATTGAATGGGCTCTGGTCGCTGGTCGTAAAAGTCAGTTGCCCTGGCCCGATATATGGCCACCCTAAGTTTTCTGACCGGTAAAAGAACGGGAAATTGCCAGGAAGCGAGTAAAGCGTCGTCGCCCAGATCCGTTCAATCCAATCGCGGTCCCGATAATTGAGCCGCGTATAATTGACGCCGTCACGCGCCATCTTGCAGAAGATCAATTCTTCGGCGTCGTACGGAAGGAAAAAAACTCCGTTCAACGTCGGATCAAGCGTGATATTAAACACCCGCATGCTTTCGCGCCAAGCGTGGGCGTCATAAAGAGTTTTGTACTTGAGCCGGATCGCAGTCTTGGCGAACGCTACCGCATCGGAACTAATGTCTCCGACTGTCTGCGTACAGAAGTCCGATATGTCGTTGATGGTCATAAGCTACCATCCGGTGTCTGCGGTGTAGTGAATTCGTATCGTTGCCCCGGCCACCACTGCCGGCATCGTGGCTGTAGTGATGCTGGAAAACCCACCTTTACCCAAAGAGTTAAAAGCGCTCACTCCATAATCGGTTCCCCCAGCCATTCGAGTACTATTGGCTGAGCCCGTCACCGGATTGTAAGCGATGCAGACAGGGATCTTAGCCATCGATTTCGGGAACCGCGCCGACCCATAACCAGACGTTGTTGACTGTTGAATTAGTCCCACATCACCAACGCCGTTTACTGTCCCTATCCCTACATCGTAATCGTAGGTCTTAGCAAAATATCTCAAGGCCTCGTCATAATTCTGGCTAAACGGTTTATCGAGGAAGGTCGAGCAAACCGCCCCAGATTCGTGCTGGACGAACGCGATATCGAACGTTGAATTGACCACAGTTTGCCCAAAATTATTCTGACCTACTGCTCCAACAAAGTTACCGTTCTGCCAGGTATCGTTGGCCGGAGACGTAAACGTTGTGCCAGAAGCAAGGCAAATTCCCAACTGGTAACCTGCCACTCCCGCGCTAATAGCAAAATTGCCAGCCGGAAAAACTGGGATATTAGGCAAAGAAATTACCGTCCAGGTATTTGCGGCAGGAATATTGCAAAGCTTAGTTAACGACTTTGTGGTGGTGACTGGATCACGTAACGAAACGCCAAAATTCAGATTAGCTACCGACGTACGAACCAATAGACTTATTGAATGCACGTCGCTGATAAGTTCACGTAACTGGATGCCTTCTAAAAATTGCCCTATAGAAAACACGTCCCCAGCCGCCATGGTAGCTTGTTGCGCAGTCAGGGTGATTCGTAAATAATGGCTGGAGATAGTAAAACTTGTCCCCGGAAGCTGAATCCCAGGATTAAGAATTGACTGAGAGTTGACCGTCAGACTAGACACCGCTTTTGTCAGCGCCCATCGATCCTCTAAAAATGTACCATTAGCTGGATTAGTAACTACAGCACCAATGTTGCGCTGTTTCACCTCAAAAGTCGGATTGCCGATCGCGTTAAATGAGCGCAAACGCGTACTCCAGATTTGCGCTTGAGTCGCGCTCCCGCCCAAAGTCGATACCGGCACCTGCGCATAAGCACCCGATTTTAAGATCAACGCGATATCGGTCGGGTCCGCTGTCCCTGCCGTAGGTTTGCTGGTGTAGAACGCTGGCTGGATCACCGAGCTGGCAGTGATGTCATTGAGCTTGGCCGCAGTGATACCCTTTTCCCCATCAACAAACACGCGACTAGTTACGATATCGGCCATAAATCAAAGTGAGTAGGAAAGTGAATCTAAATACACCTGTTGAACTTGCGACGGATCCGCCCAGATAAACGGGCCAGCCCCCAAAAAGTAAATCACACAAACACCGCTGGCCGATACCGTGGCAATGTAACTCGCCACGTCGCTTGGTGTTCCAGTCGCCTGCGCGCCGGCTAATACGTTGCCTCGGGAGATAGACGGTTGCGCTGCACTCGGCACAGTGAATGCCGTGGTGCCTAAGGCTGAATAAGCTGCCTGAATCAATCCTCGGAAAAAGACTGTGCTCACCGCGCCGTTTACCTCAACCCGGTATTGCGCTTGAGCCGGCGCCGTCCATCCACTGCCTAAGGATAACGAAGTCCAAACGCCTGGATTCGCGCTCACACCAGGAACACCTTGCGGCCCTTGCGGGCCAGTGTTGCCGATCGGCCCCTGCGGCCCAGTTGCTCCCGTCGCGCCAGGGTTGCCTTGAGGTCCTTGCGGCCCTGGCACCGTGCTATCTGCACCCGCTGGCCCAGTCGGACCAGTTGCTCCTACTGGCCCCGTCGCGCCCGTCGCCCCAGGATTACCTTGTGGCCCTTGCGCTCCGGTTGCCCCAGGCGGACCTGGCACTGTGCTCGCTGGCCCTGTTGGTCCTGCTGGCCCAGTCGGCCCCGCAGGCCCTGGCACCGTGCTAGCCGCTCCAGGCGGCCCTTGCGGGCCGGTATCGCCTTTGGGTCCCACTGGACCCTGTGGCCCCGGCGGCCCCGCTGTTCCGCCTCCTGAACCGATTGCCGCGCTTAAATCGTCACGAAGCAGATTGAGCTTGTTAGCCGTGATGCCGTTCATCTTGGCGTTGCTGAAATTCACCTCGGTATAGGCCGATGCCATTTATCAGGTTCTCGTTTGTGCAGATTCAGGAAATTGAATACTCGGCTTAT